AGGACTAGAAGATATTAGAAAAGTTTTATTGAATGATTATAAAATATTTACAGGAGAAGCAAAGCCGAATGTGATTCGTTTATTACCTTCTTTATCTATTATGTAACCTTTGCCTACTGCCACTAATAATGCTCTTACATAACCACTATCTCTCATATAAACCTCTGATTATAAGTTTTAAATTTAACACGGAAAATGATGGATTCGAACCATCGGGAGGAACCAGTCCCCCACTTGCTTAGCAGGCAAGCACCATCGGCCACTCGGTCAATTTTCCTTTTTTACGGAAAGCTGAGGTGTCGATCCCCATACCGCTCGTCACAGTACCCAGAGTTTTCAAGGCTCGTCTAAAGGCCGCTTTAGTTAACTTTCCTTATTTTTAATTCTCTATAGTTGTACCTTCCGTACCACAACCACATTGTGATTGTAATGTTGCCTTATGTCCCATCTCATCTTTTTTTAACAAAGTCCTTGCTTCTATAAAAGCATTTAATACTTTGTATGCAAGAGTAAGTATAGCACTAATTTTACCTAAGTCAACAAACTGATTTAGTTCTCCTACCGACAATGCACTAGAAGCATCAGCTAAATTTTTGGTGGTAGACGCAAGCTGCACCAGACTATCTGCATTAATAGCACCACCGTGTAGTGTGTACCCTAGAGCACCTAAACACCCTAGAATAATTACTAAAGTACTTTGACCTTCTAAAGTTTTTATAGCTGGTTTTAACATAACTATCTCCATTATTTTTTAATAATTAACTGCCCTATAAATATACAGTTACTTAATTAAACACTACAGGAGCCACTATGAAAATATTATTAGCAACTATACTATGTATTGTATGTCTTTGTCAAGTAAAAACTTCTCTAGCTGAAGATGTAAGTACAATTTTAATTGAACTACATGATAGCAGTATGACGAATTTAAGTACTAAATTCATAGAAGATCCTACAAACTATCTGTTTCCTATAATTAGTATAAACTTCTTTGAAGTTTTTAATAAGGACTTATATAAAGATAAGAGATTTACACATGTATTCACAGAGAAACACCCAACTGCTAGTAGCATGTTGGGTGTTAGACTCCGTGTAAATGTGGCTATATCAAACTAATTAAACGTACTTAAAAACTCCTCTACGTACTCAACAGGAGTGTAAGGGTCTAACCAACCAGCAATCTTACCTCCTGGTCTTAATACTGTTTTTGCACAAGCTACCATATCTTTTATAAGAGGTAGTGTATCCTCATCTACAATCTTATAAAAATCCATAAAGATAAAATCAAATTTATTTTTAGTAGATAACATATACATAAGCCCATCATAATTTATAATAGTATGTTTCTTCCTATCATAAAAGTCCCACTTTTCTATTTTCTCATCAAGGAGAGGTATTACAACTTCGTGTGCTCTTATAACATTTTTACGAATTTCAATCGTAGTTAAGTTGGTAACATTAGGATAAGTTAATATACATCTAGACGCTATACCTAAACCTAAACCTATCTCTAAACAACTACCTTTAGGTTTATCTCCAAGTTGCTCCATAAAGCTTGTGTATTCACTTTCTGAAGAACAAAGATTATGTCCAGGGCCTATCTCTAAAAATAAATTCTCATCCATTTTATAAATAGTTACTTCACCTTGTGTAGTTATAAGCTCACCATCCTTAAAATAAAGACCAGTCGAAGTTTGCATCTTGCACTCCTTTAATTAAATAGATTTTTCTACTTCACTCCCAAATTCAAAGCTTAACAAAATGTTAACACCGTTAACTTTAGTTGCACTATATATAGGAGCACCACCTTCCATGGCTCCTTCTACAACTTTATTGTAGGAAACACCTACATGTCCTGCGATACTACCTGGAAGTACAGAGTCTAATAGACTGTTCACTTCAGATCTAACATAGGCTTCCCAATCCTCGGTAACTTCTTTGTCATTCAATGTAATTTCTTCTACGTTCATACTGCTTTACCCTTAATGTCTTCGGCTTGTTCATAAATTGCTGTTGTGAGAATCTCCAAATTAAGAGCCCAATCTGGGTTCTGAATGTTCTTCTGAATCTCCGCCGCAAAGTCACCTACATCATGTCCTACAAGCCTTAATTTGCCCTTCTCATCAATAAATACATGGTTCAATTCATGTGCAATGATACGCTCACGTGTCTCTTCATCAGCGTTCTCCCAAGCTACAGTATTCACAGTCATGATATAGTCATAGCCTTCTGGAGCAAAGTCATCTGCTGTTAGGAATCTTAGTTTCTCATTAACTAAATCAGTAGAAGCTAGAACCATTCTACCTTTAGAAATTCTTTTCTTACTATCAAAAAGTAGTAAGAATTTAATGCCGTAAAGATTCAAAAATCTTGCAGCCAACAACTTATCCAACACTGTCTTCAACTCGTTTGTACCGTCTAAATACCTCATTTTTAATTCTCCTATAAAATGGAATTCTTAATCTACTACTAACTTACACTCACCTGTGTATTCATTTACTACATAACTAATTTTTTCTTTACCTTCATAATAACCTATACAACGTTTTTCCACCTGAAATGTATGAGGAGCCCCTGGAACAACACTAGCAGACGTGCGTACAAAGTAAGCTGCTTTGTTAGAAATGTCCCAACGTCTTCCATCAAATAACATAGACAACTCAGATATTTGATTTTTTGGAATCTCTCTCCACTCATATTCGGCTTCACGCATTATAGTACCATCCTTTAGAGTAACTTCCCAACCTCTCCTCATATGATTCACCGTATTTAGTTTAAGATTATAACTGCTTTCCACAAAAAGGGCAATAGTTTATTTTAATGCCGTAATTGTGAGTTTTATGGTATGATTTTTCTTTAGATAACTCTATCCATGCCAAGATAATACCATATTCTGGATGCACTTGGAATAAGTTGTTATGATCTGATAAGATCTTTTTTAGGTCTTCGCAACAATGCATAATAGTTAATAAAGGGCCTAACTAAATAGGCCCTTTAAAGACCAATAACTTAGATGTTGACTAATTGGTAGCCGTAAGGTCCACCAGTACGTCCACCGAAAGTTGCCCAACCCTCTGAAGGGAAGTTGACATAAGAACCACTGACGGTAGTAGCACCACCGTTACCACTGATTGTGGTATTGTAAGAGATATGGCCATTGGCTGTATCCCAAACAAGGCTTGTGTCCATTGTGTCAAATTTTGGCTGTTTTACACCCTGTGTGTTTCTAGAACCTAAAGTCATGACATTAAATTCATCATGTCTAACTTTATTGATTGTAGAACCTACAACATAAGGATTGTTAATAGCGCCACCCCAGTTACCAGCATTACCTGTTGGTAAGAAAGAAGGAATGGTAGGATTCTGAACAAAAGCATTCTCACCAAAAGCTGTCTTGGTGTAGTCATTTGCATTCTTCACACCAAACTGAAGTGCGCCGAAGTTAGAAATCCTCTCACTGGAAACACGGCTAATCTGGTTGCCCAAGCCTTGCCCAGTGGCGTCAATCCCCGTTGAAGGAATTTGAAAAAAGTTGTAATTATATTTTCCCATAGTATTCTCCTCAAGTTTATAAAATAATTAACCACATTACAACATATTATAGTTAGTTAATTAAGTATCCACACCGTCTTTACGACTAAATAGAAGTAGTTTTACTCCTATAAAAGGATCTTGGATTAAGATCTTTTTACGTGCATTATTAAACCTAATTATAACATCAGATAGGTACTCTTCTGCGTATGTTTGTAAATCTGGATCTATGTCTATATCAATAGTTGAATCTTCTGGAGAAAAAACTTTTACTTTACCACCTAAAGCAGCTAACTCAGACTCTACTTCTGCTAGTAAGTCATTGTGTAACTTAATTAATGCTGTAAATGTCTTAGTCATTATTCACCCCAAGTTAAATCTTCCCTAATTCTAAATAGTCTAGGAAAACGCATTCTACCTTTTCCACCATAGCCTTGAAATTTAATCTCAGTTACTTTACCTTTAATCTCTTCAGGATGTTCAGTGTAGTAATATCTGAAGTCTAAATCAAATCCAGAACCTACAGTACAAATAGTACCATCCTTTTGTTCAACTATTAGTTTAGTAACTAAGGTTTGATAAGTCATAGCTTCATCAATAACAACAGTTACCTGTCCCATAATTACGTCTAAAACTAAGCAATCAGCTGTCTGTTCTTGAGAGTTAGCATTATCACCTTCTTTTAATTTAAGCAAAGCATCAGACCTTTTAAACTCATAAAGCATTTCAGGATCTCTTAACATAATACCTTCGTAACCCATATCAAAAGCCTTCTCAAGTTCTTCATCAATTTGCTCTTCAGTGATCATCCACTGTTCTGCAAGTTTTATTTGTGGTGCTTGTATATTATCTAAGTATTCGTCAGTTACTATTTTAAAACTTGCATGTCCTTCTACACATTGTAAAAAAGCTTCTTTGTCGCCGCAAATAAAAGCTCTAAAATCTAAATCATGTGAAGTACCTTTGGTGAAACTCATGGACCTACCTTGAATATACTCAAAAGGTGCACTGTCTATATATAATTCACCATCCCAAAAGTCAGTACCTGTCTGCTCCCAAAGATATTCAAGCTGTGGTTTAAGGTGATCTACAGTTTTAAATTCCTTACCTTGTCTTGAGTAAGCTCTCCATACACTGTCATTACTCTCAAGCATTCTTAAAAAAACACAACGTACACCGTCTAACTTATAAGAACACCATCTACTTTTAGGTTTATAGGTTTTCTTTTCTTTCACTTCAAGATATTTATTAGACAACTGTACTTCAAAAGAACTAACTAAACCAGGAAATAATTTACGGATAGCCTTAGTAGATACACCTGCCTTCCAATCTTTATTAAGAGTACTAAAGACTAGCTCTTGAGAACCTTTATTTAAAGTACTAAGGAAAGCTATGGCTTGTAGTCTATTCTGTTTATTAGAGTTGTTTTTCTGAAAAGCCGCTAGTAAAAGTCTAAACTCTTCTTGTACTTCAAAAGTATCAATAGAGCCATCACTAGCCTTAGGCATATCTTCAGGTTTTAATTTAACATGAAACAACATAAAAGGTTCTAAAGAAGCCTGAATAATACAACGAAGAAAATTAGAGTCTAATTTCTGTAAGACTACTATTTTAGCATCAGGCTTTGTAGTAGCCCTTAAATCTTGAATCAAAGTTTCTAACATAGGAATCCTCATGGGGAGGTTTTATCCTCCCCAAAACATAAGGTTTATATTTTAAACAGCCTCATTAACATCTGCTGCTTGAGCGGCTTGCTGTGCTTCGTACTGTTCTTGAGCCTGACGCATTTGCTCCTCAGTTGGTTGCGGAGGTGCTTGCTCACCTGTAGCATAAATCTTCTGAGTTACAACATGGAAAGAATCATTCAGCTTTGTAATACCAGCCATTATATCATCTTTATTATCAGATGTCAATAATTCTTTTAGCTCTTCAAGACATTTATCAATCTCAGCCTTTTCTTCCTCGGTAATTTTCTCCGCAAATTCTGTGCAGGATTTCTCAATTTGGAAGATAGTGCCTTCAGCCTGATTTCTTGTGTCAACAAGTTCACGCTTCTTCTTATCTTCTTCAGCGTGCTCTTCAGCATCCTTAACCATACGTTCAATGTCTTCGTCAGAAAGGCCACTAGAAGATTCAATCTTAATAGATTGTTCTTTACCTGTACCTTGATCCTTGGCTGATACAGTTAAAATACCGTTAGCATCAATATTAAATTCCACAAAAATTTGAGGAATACCACGTTGAGCAGGAGGTATGTCCACTAAATCAAACCTACCTAAAGTTTTATTATCAGCAGCCATTTCACGCTCACCTTGGAGCACATTGATTGAAACTGCTGTTTGATTATTCTGTGCAGTACTAAATGTTTGGGATCTAACACATGGAATAGAAGTATTTTTTTCTACAATTTTTGTTGCCACACCTCCTAAAGTTTCAAGACTTAAACTTAAAGGAATTACGTCTAGTAAAAGAATATCTTTAGTGTCACCTGCGAGAATGCTAGCCTGTATACAGGCACCATTACTTACAACTTCATCAGGATTAACGGATTTGTTAGCTTTTTTACCAAAAAATTTCTCAACCATTTCTTGTATGGCTGGAACACGGGTACTACCTCCAACCAAAATAACTTCATCAATATCAGACTTCTTAAGTTTTGAATCCTTAAGAACAGTTTTACAAAGAACTTGAATTCTATCTACTAAATCAGAAGTCATAGACTCAAATTTGGCCCTGGTTAGTTTCTTGGTTAAATGTTTGGGTCCATTTGTGTCTGCCGTAATGAAAGGTAAGTTAATATCAGTTTCTGAAGAAGATGACAAAGCCTTTTTAGCTTTTTCAGACTCGTCTTTTAAACGATTAAGTGCCATGTTATCTTTACTTAGATCAATACCTTCTTCTTTTTTAAATTCATCAATAAGCCAATTAACAATACGCATATCAAGATCCACACCACCTAGGAAAGAATCGCCCCCAGTAGCAATAACTTCTACTACACCG